TGGCCTCTGCATCAATAGTGACCGTTGTGACAGCCCCTGTGCCGGAGACGCTAGGCGATGTGACGTTTGACTCACCCGTGACCGTAACCGAGCCAATAGACCCTGTTGAAGAAACGCCTGTAACCGATACATCAGCGGCTGCTGACGTAGTGACTGTGCCGACTGCTGACGTTCCAGAAACGCCTGTGACAGAGGTATTTGCTTCCGCATCAACGGTAACTGTCGTGACAGCGCCTGTACCAGCGACACCCGTAGGCTCGACAACATCAGGCTCGTTCCACGCGCCTTCGCCCCAAGTTCCTCTGCCCCAGCCATTAACAATTGCCACACGCTATTTCCTGTGCCTTGCTGTCTTCTTAGCTATCTTTTTGGGCTGCTTGGAATGCTGCTTGCCTTTCTTTGTATCAGCTTTTTTCTTTCTGCTTGTTGCTGCGTATTCTTTGTCTGTTAAAGCTTGACGAGCTTTTTTTGGGAGATACCTTTCTCCCGTGGCTTTTTTGCCTTGAGTGGATGGTTTGCCTGACTTGGTTCCCCATTCCTGCTTAGTCCACTTCTTTAGGCTTTTTTGTGACTTTTTAAGAGTCATTACTTGTAGCCACCACCAGCATCTTTATAAGCCTTCGCTAACATCTGAGCTTTACGCGCCGACCACTGCCCCGGCTTACCGCCTTTGCTGCCAGCCTTAATCCTGTTGAATTGACGCTTACGCATCTCAGGCTTTGTGTAATTACCAGCCTCATTAACCTTAGATTTTGACTTCTTCTTTGCTGGCTTTTTTGCTGCTGGCATTTACGCAATCCTTATAATCGCATTAGAAGCATCTGCTGTCGGAAACTGAATCGTAAAATCTCCAGCTGTACTGGTCTTGTCGCCGCCAAAAGCTAACGTGCAAACCGCCGGATCACCAGAGGCTGAATCATTGAATATGAGCGCCCCATTCGCGGTAATCGTTGCATTGCTGAATGTCAGGTCTGCAAAGTCTGTGAATGCCGTAGTGCCTGATGTGGTTGGGTCTACGCGAGTCAAAGACGCACCTTTCGCTGTGTAGTTGGTGCCGCTCACCTCGTTTGAGGTTGAATACGCTGTTGTGCTGGCATTCAAGGTTGCACTGCTTGTGTATAGCGCAAGGTTGAAAGTATTACCGCCAGAGTTCAAAAAGTTGTGCTTTGCTTCCATTAGCTCTTGCTTGAAGCTAGTACACATAGCTGTCGTGATGCTCATTACAATCTCCTAATAATTTCAGCCATTTCACTCTGGCCTTGTGCTTCAAGCTCACCAATAAGAGTTGTTCTGTCACTCTGTATTGCCTGCTTAATATAATACTCAACGACCTTTAAGACTGATTCCTTAAACGCCCTTGCTTGCTCTGCTATGACTGGGTGGCAATCACCACCAACACTTACAATCCTGTTTGCGGCAGACTCAGCCCAGAACTCAGGACTATGGCCCTTGTTGCTTGTAGTAGAAACAGAAACCTCACCTATCTCAAGGGTTGGCGCTTGAATCAACATTATCTAGCCGCCCTCACAGCGCCCGATCTGTAACTGTCTGTAGTGTTGTACCCTTCGCCTAAAGACTTCAACTCTTCTAATGCTTCGTTGTATCTGGTTGAGTACAACTGAAGAAGATCAGGCTCGCCCTTCAAGAAGGTATACGCCTCAACCAAGCAACCGTAGAGAAGTGCATTTTCAGCATTGGTGCCTAGCCAGCTTGTGCCGTCACTAGAAACCGTTATTGACTCAGGCTTGTAAAAGTAATGTATCTCTGCCGCGTAATTGCCATTAGGTGTTGGCCCTAAAATAAACGACTGCTCATTGAACAATGCATAATGCTTCGGCACACCTGTAGTTGAAGCAACAGGGTACGCCTCGCGGATAAAGTTTACGTCTTTTCTAATCAAGAACTCATACCCGCTGTTGTCTATTGACAGAGAGTACGTTGCTAAGAAATCAGACGGTACAGACAGATACGGGTTTGACTGGGTGGTCGTGCCGTTAGCGTTCTTTCTAAAGTCTGGTAACTGAACCGACTTGAGTATTCGCTCCTCTGCCTGAGTAATAATTGTGGGCAGATCGTTAACGAATGTAGTCTCTGTCGTTTCTAAATAATCTTGTATGGCGCTTTTTAGCGTTGTAAATGTAAAAGCCATTAACTTGTACTCACTGTTACTGTGCCAACGCTACCAAACATCTCCAGCCCAACCTGACCTACAGGGTCAAACGAAGACAGTATCCTGCTTTCATCTAATCCTTGATCTGGCCTTGGGTTTCTTAGAGCTTGAGGATCATCCATCCTTATGCGCCCAAGTTTTAGTTGTGGTTGATCAGGGCTATTAACGTCCTTTCCAACCCTCAACCCTGTTGGTCTGCCATCAACTATTTGTGGCACAAGGTCTTTTAATGGATACCTAAATCCAGTTAGGTCACAAAATCCAAAAGCATGTTTACCGCTTGCAAAGGCGCTCATGCTAAAGACTACTTGATATAAACGGGGCGACGTACAAGGATGCTTTTTCCCTGTCTGCGTCGGCAGCTAGGTTCCACTGTTCTTCGTAATCAGCCTTCAAAACGGCAGAACGATCACTGGCAGTCGGGAACTTCAGCGTTAGTTGATATGCAAGACCAGCAACCAAACAAGGTAGAAATCTTGCTGGAACGTCCATGTTATTTGAGGCAACAGAACCTGCATCATCTATACGCTCTAGATAATAATAAACTAGTGTATAGGTAGATTTATCTGGAACAGGCCAAAGATTCACAGTGATCTGCGACGGCGCTTTGTCAATCTGATACTGCAAAGGCTTGCTCTCAGAAAGCTTGGTTGAGATATGCGCGTATTGGCTTACAGATATCCTAGTCAATGTTTGATCTTGTTGCGTAGTGGTGCTGCCAGCGTTAATACGAACAAACGCCTCTATGATGTCAAATATCTTTGCATCAAGAGCATAAGCTGAAGTGCCAGAGGTCAATGCTTGTGTGCCTTCCTTGACAGTCCATAAGTTAAGACCACGGTTCTGCCACTCAAGCATTAGCAAGTTTATGCTTCTGCGAGCAGTCCTGTAATCGTAACCACTACGAAGTTCTAGGCCAGCACGCTCAAACGCCTCTTCCATAGCATCAGAAAGGTCTAAGTTAAACGCAAATGTACCGCTTACAGCCATTACGGCCTCCTAGCCTTTGTCTTCTTTTTGGAAACCCGCTTCTTTTTAGCGGGAGCATTCTTTATTTGCTTGCCCATTTGCGCTCTAGAAATTGGCATTACTTCCTTCCAAACTTCTGTTTTTGCGATTTAGGCGGGCTTTTCTTGCTGCCACTAGGCCCACTCCAAAAAGTTTTATTCGCCCAGTAGGCGGCACTTGTTGGCCCCTTAGCTATATTTTTTGCATGGCGAGCTTTGAAACTCTTACGAGCCTCTTTAGAGTAGTTATGCCCCATCTTCTGATCACCAAAGCGGATGATCTTCATTTTCTCACCATCCCTAACAGCGACAACCGCTTTCTTATTAGGGTGTTTTGGGGTTCTTTTGACCTTGTTTAAGCCAGAAAGACCAACCTTCTTGAGTCTATTTTTTTCAGCGTCAGTTAGGCTCATTTCTTTCTAGCTCTATTCTTTGACTTAGACTCAACGCGAAGATTCTTACGCTTGTTATTAAGGGTGTTGCCATCTTTATGATGAACGTCTTTACCGTCACCCTTCTTAACCTTTCCCGCAGCAGCCATTTTTTTTCTGGCTGCATTGCGCCCAGCCCTACGTTTTTTTTCGTCGGGCTTTGAGTGAAAGTGCTTGTACTCTTCTTTGTAGTTTCTAGCCACAGCTATTGCTAGTATCTCTTGCGAACCTGCATAACGATGTTATACACATCACCGCTAGAATGACCCACTGTGGTAAATTTGATATCACCAGTGGTGCCGCTCGCTTCTGTGTCTGGGATACCGCTGAAGTCAGTGAAATCAAGGGTGTCAGACCAATCCGCGTTTAGCTGCCAAGCAAGCACATCAGTAGTTGCATCAAAAAAGATCTTTACGCCCATACCGATGCATGAGTAGTAGATCTTCTGGATGACAACAGAGGTACAAGCCGCGCCAGTCATAGGGTCAGCAGTAAGGGCTGATACGTCGATCTTTGTGACCGCGCTTTCGCCACTGCCATCGCTGACATTTGTAAACCTGAAAATGGCGGTGCTACCACCATCCTCAATGGTTTGAGTTGCTACTGCATCGGCCATGCTAACCTCCTATTACTGATCAGCAAATGCAGGTGCAGTTGCGCCCGTAACAGTGCCGAAGATCTGATAATTGGTTGTGTTCAAACCAATAATCGTTACATCAAAGCCAGCAGGTACGTTTAACTGAATGCTGCTATTTGAGTTGCCATCAGAAAAAACTGCACTAACTTCGTTGTCAGTATCAAGGAAAGTAACACCACCAATGTAAAAATTAGTGTTTCCGGGGGTAACGATAAGCGCATCAGTTGCGTCAGCGGCACCGCCAGCGTAAACAAACCTAAACACAGACCCAGCAATAGGCGCTGGCAAGGTGTAGGTGTTGTCTTGTCCGCCATCTGGAACCAGCAGTATTCGTCCGCTGTGAGTGGCGTTAGTTAAGGTTACGTTGCCATCAGCAAGGCTAACGGGGCCGTCACCGATAGTTGCAACCTCAGTAATAGCACCAGAAGTGCTGTCTTTGCTTACAGTTTTGAAGGTGCTTTCAGAACGAACTGCACCCGTGAAAGTCGTAGTACCCATTGTAGTCTCCTGTCTGGGTTAGTCTAAATGTTTCATGTGAAACAATTAGTCAGGAAAAGAACAAGGGCCACCCGAAAGCAGCCCTGTTCAAAGTTACGTCACTCTAGCTAGAGCCGGGAGATCCGTAAATTCCGAGTGGGTCGCTTACCCCGAAGGAATAGCGTTCGCGAGCTTTATATCTCACGTTACCCGTATCGAAATCTCCGTCCATGCTCGTTTCTAGAGCGGTACGCTCAAACATCTTCATGCCATTCGGTACATCAGTCATGATGAAGAAGGCATTGCTGTCAGTCAAATAGTGATTGACAGCATATCCGCCGGGGATTGCACCCATGTTGCGGATGGCGTTGATGTCGTTGTCAGCAGTGCCAACGCGCTGAGTGGTTTCAAGCAGACGATCTGCTGTAAACATCAGTGCAGGAGGAACAACCAAGGTACGAGGACGGGCTGCGATAAGCAGGCCACGCTCATCGGTGAACGCTGCAATCTCAATGATTGCTTGCTCAAGCGATGTTTCGTTCAAGTCAGCGCCAGTAGATGGACGGTTGGAGTTTGTTCCACCGTTAACTAATGGGTGCGAAGCGTTGAACAACGTAACACCATCTCCAGATTGGAAGCTGGTGAAACCATTGTTAAGCAGATTCGCTGCTTTAACTTGCTTGGTATAGGCCATAGCCCGTGCCAAAGCTTTGGTGTAGCGAGCAGAGAGAGAATCGTAAAGATTGTCTTCCATCGCTTCCTCGGTGATGGCGAAGCCCATCGCAATCGTCTCGTGATTATAGCGAGCCGTATAGCTTTCTTGCGCTGAATCGTAAGAGATTGCAGAACCCTCAGCTTTAACGGGAGCAGCACCAAAGCCGCTCAACTTCACTTCTTCTTCAAAAGAACGATCAGAACTTTCAGTCTCATAAATGAGAGTGTGCTCGTCTTCGTATTTTTCGTACTCCAAACCAAATAAGGCGTTAAGCCCCGGCAGGAGTTCTTTAAGCATTTGCGCTCTTGAAATTGCCATTGCCTAGTTCTCCTTAAACGCCGAGCTTGGTTTCGTAAGCGTGGCTCAGAGGCAAGTAGGTAACGATACAATCTGTGAATGCATCACCTACAGTGCTGGTTGGGCCATCTACGAAATCAACGACACGCAGTGGTAATGTATTGGTCGTAGCGATAGATCCGCCGTCTAGGGCGTTCTTGCTTCGTCCGATGGAGGTTGATCCCGCAGTGTTAACTGCTGAGATGTTGTTTCCTAATCCGGTTTGAGCAATAGCTTCGTCACCTTGCATACGGAACAACAACTTAGGATCGTCAACGACATAAGCAACAATGTCATCAGCAGCAGTTGATGCTGGGAATTGTTGGTTAAATGTCATCTGGTTTGTGCTGGGATCAGTGTAAGCGCAGCCTACAAAGATGCCAACGGTGCCAGCAACAACAGAGGTTGTTACAGCGGCTTTTTCAACGGTGCCAGCAGCAACCAACTTTACGAAATCGCCATAAAAAATAGCAGTTCCATAAGCATTGGCGATCTTAATGTGACGAACCTTGCCCGTAAACGAGCCGCTCGCACTTAAAGTATCAACTGGTTCAGCACCCATAGGGGTTGCAGCGGTAGCCATAGTGGCCTCCTCAAGTTAATCAACCAACCCCTTGCCAGAGGTTAGTCCTTACCAAATGAAGACACCCGTGTGCTTCGCTCTGGATTGAGCAGCGGCATACGAGGGTCGTTTTCGCGCAAGAAATTATTGTCCACGGA